AGGCATAGACGTGGGCACAGCACCCATAATGGGCTTAGGACCGTAGTCAAACCTGCGAGGCTTACGTGGGTCTTGGAAGACAGCACGAGGCGTTGTAAGGGGCTTAGGAGGCCGTGGTAGACGCTCAGGCATGAGCATCCGTGCAGCTTCTGCGGCAATGTCCGCACCAAACTTGTCTGCTGCAATCTTCTTAAGTGCAGCTTGTGTCTCTCCTCTTGCACTGAGAAGTGACTCAGCGAGGATTGCTTGGTTACGTCCTAGTGAAGCAAGGACAGCTTGATCCGCCTTACCTGCACTACGTCCCTGTTGACCTTTAACAGCAGCAGCACCTTCAGCTTCCATTGCCTTAATCACAATGTCTTGATTCTGAAAGGCAATCTCGTTTGTAGAGTCTTCAAGACGACGCATCTCAGCTTCTCTAGCAGCTTGCGACGCAAGATTATTGTAAGAGAGCTGTTGGCCATAGAGTTGCTCAGACTTGGCATATTGCCGCATCTGTGTTGCATACTCGAAGTCTTGAATCTTTAGTTGATACTGCCAGTCCTGAAGATTTGTTGAGTCTTTCCATGCACCCAACGTCTCTTCGTTCTGACGCGAAATGTCTACTCCCTTCTTGGAATGGCGGTAGTCAGCATTGAGCCGACGCTTCCCCATTTTCCAAGCTTTAGTGCTGTATTTATATTGGGCCTCTGCGGCTTTCTTGGCTGCAGAATCAGCTTGAGATGCCCCAAAGATACTAGCACCTGTACTAATTGCAGAGAGGCCCAATCCAATAGCGGCAAACGGAAAAGCCATCCTTACGCCCTCCTATAGAAACCAGGTGAGTATTGACCTTCCCATTGCAATGCCACAAGACTTACAGGGAAAGGATTATTAGATAGAACTTTCATAACATAGTTATCAGGCTTCTGGTAGACAGGAACTTTATAGACATATGCATCACGATACGGAGACGTATCAGCAGGATAGGTATCGGCAATCTGAACACCAGAAAGGTCAGTCCACTCAGATCGAGTATTGTCTTTAATGTTAAAGCTGACTGATCCGCCAAGGCCCGTATAGAACTTCATTCGAGCAGTTGTTGTGTAGCCAGTAAAGTCATAACCCTGATCACCTGCGGCATAGTTATATCTAGGGAGGGTTACAGACATTTCATACTGATAGCCAATATAGATGTAGTTACCTGTAACGTTACCTGGGATCTCAAAATAATTACCACCACCGTCAATCTTTACAGTGATGCTGCTGAACAGACCACTGTACTTAAGATTGCTAGGGTTAACCTTAAGAAGACCTACAACGTAGGCAAGGGTTTGAGTTGTGTCGTAATGAGTTGGGATGTAGACCTTGGTAACACCGTTAGCAAACGTAGGGGTAGTAGTGATCTCAGCCCATGCATCTAGATATGGATCAACTGGGGTACCGAAGTAGTTAGTAAGACCACCAGAGGTAGGTGATAGTACCAGCTTGTGTCCTACCACTGCATAGCCAGAAGGGCCGGATATAAGCGCATACAACACATCCTGCTGAATTGATAGATTGATGACATTACCTGGAAGCTTCCACTTGACCCATGCTGCCATCTTACGTTCATCGCCTTCTTCGTGGTACCTAAACATATAGATGAACGGTAAGGTTTTACTGGAACCTACCCACAAGCCATTCTGGGAACTACCAACAGTACTGGTAATCGTATTAGGAATCCACTCAGATACAATCTTGCTGGACTCAGATACAGTAGGTGCCTCTCTCTGACCACGAGTGAAGATCTCAAAGGTACGTGCCCAGCTTTGGTTACGGCTGGTAAACATCACCGTTGCACCAAGGTCAGCTGGCTTCAGATAGCGATCACATTCGTAGTTAGAGATCGTTCTGATTGTACAAGTAGCAGGGGTCCATGCTCCATTCTCAGCTTCCATCAGAAACTGCTGACTGTCACTGAACAGCAATAGACCCTGTGCGATTGGGGTAACAAAGTTCAGTACAGCTGGTTTGATGCTTGCACAGCTAATGTCAATAGGATCACTGATGACCTGTGTAGTAGCAGTCTTGTGGTAGAAGTTAAAGTAGTCACCAGCAACTGACATAGACACATTGTCCTGTGTCAGGAAGCCAAGGCGATTGTTGAACAGGAAGATATCCTGAATCTGATTATCGACAAAGCTAGGATGCTCATTAGAGTCATCATCACCTACAAGCCTAGGCTCCCAGGCTAGAGGGAGGTTGTTAACAGTAACTGATCCATTCAGTGGTGTGACCTGGAATGTACCGTTGCCGAGCCTTAGAAGGACCACAGGCATCGTTGCAGGATTAAGGCCTGGACTTACATCAGGTGCGACTGTCTCTTCCCAGTAACCCTTACCACTGTTACCATCTTGCGCCACATACTTAAGATAGAAGTCATCTTTATCAGCTGATGTGTTTGCAATCTTGACAACCACTCCATGCTTGGACTGCTCAGGTAATCTGTTGAATGTATCTACAGTATCCTGAATAGTCCTAAGGTACTTGCCATCAGGACCAGCTTCAGTCTTCACATCAGTAGCTGAGTTGAAGGTCAGATAGATCGTGTTATCGATAACAGTCTTGGTTGCAAAACCTGAGGAGATAGCAGCAGAGATGCCGTTAACAATCTCAGACAACTCAAGTGGTAGAACCTGCGGGGGAGGAGTACCAGTCACATAGTTAGAACGGCTAGTATAGGTGAAAGAACTACCTCCAACAGTCACCTTGTATTTAGTGTCGTACTCAGCTGTATGGACAGCAATGATTGCATATAGCTTTGCAGTGAATGACGGCTTAGCCTGAGCTGTTACCGTCGTCTCACTGTTGCAGAGATAAGTAAAGTCATTGATAGTAAGGTGCTTAAGGCTCCTGGAGTCACTGGCTGTCAGGTAGGTCCTAGTACCAGCAGTATCAGCTACTGTCTGCTCAGCACCTGTAGCGATATTCCAGACACGTACAATACCAGTAGCCTTAGCGATGGATACGATGTACTTGGTATCGTTATCTCTGAATACAGTGAACCAACAGTCGTTGTCAATTGACTGTGGAGTAGCAATGCCACCAAGTTTACTAAGGAACTGACCACCAGTCCGTTTAATGAGGCCTAGTGTTGGATCAGGATATACGTTGATTGCTTCTTTAACTTGACCTGGAAACAGCTTCTCATCTGACTGCTGTGATACTCCTCCCAGGAAGTTAGAGATCTTTTGTGTTACAGCTGTCATCGTGCCAATGCTCGGAATGGTTGGTAGCTGTTATAGAAGTCGTTACCTTTCTTGAAGCCAAACATGGTGTAGTCACCTTCATTGCATTCGTATTCAAGGCAGATAGCACGACGCCATCCCTCAAATGCTGCAAGTGTTTGGGCGAGGTTGACATCACCAACAAGACGCACTGCTGCTCTAGATGCCGCACGAGCTGTGATGTAATCCCTGAATGGTTGCGGTAGGTCATCAAAACCGAAGTACCAGACAACATCGACCTTGTACTCCTTACCAGGAGTCCATGTGAATGTGTGGTTTAGTTTGTCGTAGAGCTTCTTCTCTCTTACAACTGTGTCATAAGTCTGGTTCTCAAAGCTGCTGCTGAGATCCATAGATAACACATTATCAGGTACATTGATAAAGCCACTGTTATCAGCAACAATGGGGTATTCAAATTCTCGGTTATATGTCCAACCCTCAGCTTGAACCTCTCTGCTAATGTCCATTAGGGTGGTGTAAGCAAAAGCAACTTCAGGGTTCGTTTGGTCGAGAACAGTAACTGGAGCCTGTCCTACCGACCCCAGAATTTCATTGATAGCAGCGAGTTGTGTGGTCGAATAAGTAGGAGTAGGCATATGTTTATAATGTTATATGCATATGAATAGAAAAGGGAGAGCCGAAGCCCTCCCCAGATCAATCAGACGTTAGAGATATTGCACTCAACGCCAGGATATGCAGTACGCAGACCCTTGGTGGTAGATGCCACAGCAGAGTCAGCTACAGCACTGCCATAACCCTTGCGGGTCTTGGCGACAGAAATGCGCACAGCATCAGTGGTGCAGACGCCGTTATCGCCTTTAGCTACAGAAGCGGCCATTTGAAAATACCTCCGTTATCAAGAACGAGCAGATTGCAGCTCAATAGCAGCAGCGGGGTTCAGGGTGCCACAGCCCATGGCAAGACGACCCACGATCAGGTCACCTTGGTACATCACCGACACATCACCAGAGGTGGTCTGGACGGAGGGAGCAATAGCTTCCACAACACCAGCAGCATCTTTCTGGTAGATCAGGCCACAGTGGGTGCTGAAGTCACCAGCATAGTTGTTGTTCTCACCAGCCACGGCGGCAATGTTGCCAGCCAGGAAAGGCAGGTTGTTGGAACGCTTGATGGAGATACCAGCGATCTCATACAGACCTTCACCAGAGTTCAGGTTACCCTGGTTGTTACCGAAGTCACGGTTCAGGATGTTGCTGTCAACCTGGCTCACCAGAGCGTAGTACTGACGGGGAGCCAGCACAGCACAACGGCCCTGCTTGGGCAGGTTCTTCTCATCCATGATCGAAGCAGCTTCAAAGAAGGCATCGACGAGTGCCTGTGCATCGTACT